ATGTTGACTGACCAAATACAATTTCTTCCTTATTTCTGGTGATCATCTTGAGAACACCAGCGTTAATTGTGGTGGTGCCACCGCCTCCCACACCCGCCTGTAGGTTGATTCCTCCCAGTCCTACCAAGTTCAGTAGTCCTGTCGCTTCTATGACCACATGAGTGCCAGAGATACGCTTCTCACCATGAACTTCTTCACGACTGTCACCATGACAGATCTCAGACTTTGCTAGACCAGAGGTAGATCCATCACTCTCACCTTCCTCAGTCGCAGTGGCATTGGTAGAGTTTGCATTATACTCTGCAATTGCTGGTCCATCGTGCTTCTCAAGTTTTCCACCAGTGGTGTTGATCATGAATCGACCACCACAAGGATTGCCCTTACCTCCAGGTCCAGACACAAAGATAAAATCACCTTTCTGAGTGATGGTAAAACCATGACCAGTCAACTTGTTTCTGGCATCTAAGTCACCACCATCAGTTCTCAGAATATATTCTTCATTCTGAAAAATGACACTAATTTTCTCAACAACCTCAGGTCCTTTCTCGTCTGGGGTTGCTTGGGAATTCTTTCGAGCAGCTTGATCTAAAAGTCTACCCTTTTCCTTGTTTACATCTGCTAATGCCATTAGGGACAATCAATATAACGACCAGTGCCAATCTTGGCAGAACCAACCTTGACGAGTGCTTCTGTATCTAGACATGTTATGGATGGTATATATCTAGCGCCAAATCCTCCACCACCTAGTATTCTAACATCAGGATACCTTTCATAGGTAGTCTCTCTATCAAGAACTCTAATACTTACAACAAATCCCTGATCATCAATGACAGCTTCTGCTTTTCCTTTCTCACCATCAACATATACATCAGGAGCACTGGTATAATTGACACCAGGAGATAGCATGGTGTAACTGTCAATAATACATCTCACATCATTATCTGCTGGGAGATTTAATTTGTATCCAGAACCAGCAGTTGTAACTCTAATTTCACTTACTCTATCATCAGCATCCAATAAAGCAATCGCAGTTGCACCACTTCCTGCCCCAGGAATAATGACTGTAGGTGGTTCGATATACGGATCTCCAGGATCATCAATTGGAATATCAATAATTCCACCATTATCATCAGTGATAGGTGGTTTTGTTGTTGGAGGTCTAGGTTCTGTGAATGTCTCTCCGTCTTCAGTATCATCAGGTGTTGGATCATCTAACACTCTATCCTGTAGATCCTCTGGAGATAGATCTGCAATATCACCAAGAATAATTACAGATGCACTGGCACCAGTTCCTTGAATACCAAAGATCAATACTTCATCATCCTCGAACTGCCCATCTTCCTCAATACCAATAACAACCTTCGCTGAATTCGATTCGATAACGAAAGATCCTTGTAGGTTACCACCTATAATGTCAGATCCAGTGATGTTTGTACCAAATAATCTATACTCTAGTTCAGTTCCAGACTCTACATTAGTAGTGGTGATTGTATAAGTTACAAACTCATTTTCTTTGACAGTAGCTCTATCAGCACGCACACTGTATGTTGGTTTCTCTTCTCCAACTTCTACCAATTCTTCTGTATCACTGTTGTTTGTTACAATGTCCTCCACCACATCATCGGGGAATGCAAATGTAAAATCTCTATCAATATTTGTGGCACCACTATTTGATGGTGGATTACCAGCACCACCAGTTGTCCTTCTGAGAGGATTGATTATGATTCTTCCGTAAGAACTTCTAAACTGAGTGAATGAAATTTCAGGACCAGGAGTCTCTCTTCTAAGACGAACAAAGAAATCTTCTCTGCCTAGGTCACTATCAGGTCCAACAAATGTCTGGACCTCGATTTCTTTCTGTGTCTCACCAGGAGAGAATCCTAAAACACCAGATGTTGACTGATAGTCCTCCTGATCAGCAGTTCCATTAACAGTGAAGAAACTGACACTAGATGCAATACTTGTAAGACCAAATCTATACACAGTGATCTTAGCAATCTCACCCTCTGTTACTTCAGTCTCTGTGATGTCATACTCAATTAGATTTCTCTTCTTAGGTGGTTTCTGAGTACCACCAATGATCACAACTTCTGTGTTCTCTAACTTAGTTCCCTCAAATGCTTCTTCGCAAGTATATGTTGACCAGTCTGCTCCAGTGCCATCCCATGGTTCATCTAGATCTTTCAACAGTTTGTCTAGGAAGTCTTCTTTCTTATCTGTCTTACACTTAGTGGTAACAACTGTTGTCTTCTTACATCCTTTACTAGGACCATCACACTGAATACCAAGTAGATTGAGAACATAGTTAATTGCATCACCAATGATATTGAGAGCAGAAGCAACTGCACCTAAAATTTCTTGAATAGGACCAAGGATTTTACTTAACAACTCCTCCATCAATGATTGGATTTTGTTAAGGATACCTGCTACAAGTTTATCTACCTGACATGCTGCTGCTTTGTAGATAGAAAATAGATATCCAAACAACAGATCTTCTAGGAATGATTGCAATCTAAGTCCTAGATCCTGTATACTACATCCTAGATTAGCAAGTAGTTCATTGAGGTACTTAGTCAATGGAGTCAGAGCATTACCATTCTCATCAGGTCTCAAGATCATTTTGATTAGATCATCGATACCTGCCTTGATCTTATCAATAATATATCCCTTGACTTTTGCAACAAAGGTCTCCATGATGCGGATTGCTTTGTTGACATACTTCCTTCCAATATCAACAGTATCATAAATCTGCCCAGTCCACTGACCAACTAGGTATGTACCAACCTTACCATTACTTTGCTGTACATCTCTGAGCATCTCGCTCAGCAACCTCGTGAAGGTGCTGTTCAAGTCACTCTCCTCACCACAGTTTGTGGCAACAGCAACACTAAAGTTGATACCTGCCCTATTTGTATCAGAAGCATCTGCTCTCTTAGCAGCAGACAGATTTGTAATCAAAGATGGTTTTGGACCTTCTTCAACATCCTCACTGTTTCCACCCACAAGTGGGTGTCCTGCATTAGAAGGGTTGAAGTCTCCATCATCTGCAGGTGCATCAACTTGCCTAACTTCAGGATCCTTGAATGTAGTAAAACTCTTACATCCATCACCAGGATTAGGATCCTCAACAGGTTCTGGTCCTGCGTTTGCTACCTGACCGATCGACCCCATGATGACTGGTTGCTGTTGCTCTCTATCTAAAAAGAAACCAACAACCCAGTCACCTGACTCCAGTCTAGGTGTTTTGGATCTAGTTGCACCAGCAGCATAAGGATCTGTCACAGGCATCATAGTGATTGCCCATGGCAGATCTTCAGTTGGTACTGCTGTGCATGTTTTAGGGTGATGTCCTACAATTCTAACTTTGTAGCGACCTGAACGCTTAGGATCTTTTCCTCCATCACTCCGATATGTAGACGATTCAACTTGACCGATCCACCAGGCAAAACCATCGGAACCGATTTGGTTAATCGGGAATAATGAGGAAAAAGCATCCATAATCAGTTATCGTGAATTTTGCACTCAGGTGCTCCAGGTTCTACTTCACAATAGAGTTCGAGTGGAGAAGGATCGTGATGATCACCTGCCTCGATTTCTTTTTTGTGGTTTTCTGCGTAAACTTCTAGTTCATGTAGCTCTTCTTCGACATGACGACGCTTCTGTGGAGAAGTCATCGGATTGTCTAGAATTTCTTTATCAGCTTTAATGTGTTGCTCGATGCTGTCCATAAAACTCCTACTTTACTTTGGATTCTTCGTGACCTATAGAGTCTCTAATTAACTCCAATACAGTATCGCACTTCTTAGTAGAGTTGTCAAAGATATTTGAGACTTTCCTGATAAGATAGATGCCACTGTGCTCTGGATCTAAGGATCCTTCTTCTGCCTTAGCAGCCTCTGATACTTGATTGGGAAGTCTTACATCTATCTTATCTCCTACCATCAGTGACAAATTACCAGTAACTGAGATTGTCAATTGCTGATTGAACAAGATTCCTGCTCTAGCAATCGCTTGAAGTAAGTATTGTTTCTGGCAGTCTGTAAAGGTCGCTGGTGCGTCACCGTCTTCGTTAGAAGCGATTTCTGTACCATTATACCAATTTTCGTGATTGATCACAGTCGAAAAAATACGTGTGGGGTATTTTGAGATTGTGGATTGCCCGTATGGTAATTTTGATTGTTTACCTAAGTGAGCCATTTTGTCCCACATGTCACTTAATTTATAGACATATTCTTCGTATTTGCCAGTATTTATGTTGAAAAAGCAGCATAATGAAGAGTATGACCCCTGTCTTAATTTTTTGAATAGATCAATTTCAGATCCAAATACAACTTCCTGAATTTTAAATGGATCGAATGCCTCATCAGTGTCAATATTCTTAGGTCCAAACTTATATACAGCTACAGGACCAGATCCACCAAATTTATTTTCATCAGATGAAATGATAGAGTCTACACTCTTAAACTTAAATCCAGTTGCAGTTTCATAGAAGAAAAATCCAGCAGTTCCTTTTAATTGAGATGCATCTTTAGGACTGTCAGAAGAAACAGGACTCTCCCCTGCACTAGTGTCAACCTTAGTAGAAGTTGCTGGTTCCACAGACGCTTTAGATAGAGACTTTGCCTGCAACTCCCTGATAATTGCAAATGGACTTTTAGAAGCTGGAATCAGTTTAATGTTATTGATACTCTCTTGCAATTCAAGTCTTGCTCCAGAAACTTTTAGATACTCTACAAGCAACTTACGAACAATTGAAGTAGGAGTTCCTGCCAACACTTTGTTTACAAAGACACTTTCATTAACTAGAATACTTTCAGAAACCAGTCCCAAAGTATACATTCTTTTCTGAGCTGTCTCAACTCTATTACCAACTTTCCACACACGGAAAGCATACTCATAAGTGTCACCCCTATAGTCTTGTACCTCTACAGTTACCTTCTCGAATCCTTGGATAGGCATAGTCCCAGGAAGATTGGCACCTCTATCCGTTAGAACTAGAGTTGCTTTATATCCAATATCAAATATATCCTCATGATACTGAAAAGCAACTACAGGGTTCTCTTCGATTCCCTGCTTGTAGATAAAGGCATAAGGTTCACCATTCTCCTCTCCAACCTTCCAGATTTTAATATTCTTGAAAGAAAAATTACCTGCTTGCATAATCAGAAGAACTGGGAGGGTGTATATCCTTTAGTATAGATTTCTGTTCCAGGGTCACCTACAGCGTCGATGGCAGAATAGTATGTATCGACTTGCTCGGAAGACTGTCCATCAACATTGCTATTTAGAACCACTGGATCAAGAGTTGTGACATTGTTGTTCCTAACTTCCTTCGATGAAGATTCCAGTGCTAGACCAGTATCATTCTGTGGTCCATGAACAGATTCAAACAAAACTCTTCTCTGTTCTTCAGATAGTTTTGGATTGTTATACATCGCATTAGGTCCAGTCACCTGATCATATACCGCTGTTGGTTGTGGATTAATCAGATCATTAACTATCA